TTGCAAAAAAAGTTTATAAAGAATGGCTTAGAGTAACTCCACGTGGTGAAACTAAAGAAGCTAGTAAACAAAAAAATAATAGATTAATATGGAATAAACGTCAATTTAAAATAATAGGCGATTATGACTATAGTGGTGTAATTGATAGAGGTGAATATCCTAATCCACCTAAAACTGTAAAACCAGGTAAGCGAAAAACACGCGGTGGATATAGTAAGGACAACTTGCGCAGAGCAAGACCATACAAAGGATTGGTTCAACCTTCATTACAATTTGCAATAACAGAATTTAAAAAATTCATTAGGAGATTAAGATAATGGCGTTACCAATAGCAGCTGCATTAACAGTTTCAACAGGCGCATTTACCAGTGGTTTAAAAGTAGCAGGAACAGCCTTAAGAGTATTTACAACATTAGCACTTGCGGCAAGTGCTGCTGTAGCAGCATTAGGTGCAGCATTAATTGTTGTTGGTAAAAACCAATTAGCTTTTATTGACCGGCTGGGCAAAGTAAGTGATGTTATTGGTTTAAGCACAGAGCTAATTCAAAAGTTTGGATTTGCAGCAGAAATTGCAGGTGTAAGTTTTGATCAAAGTAGTGTAGCATTAAGACGTTTTTCAAGAAGATTAGGTGAAGCTAAAAAAGGCGTAGGTGAGCTACGTCCTGCATTATTAGAAATAGGATTAACTGACACAGAAATACGTGCAATGAGTGCTGAAGAAGCATTGTTTGCTTTAGCAGATGGTATAGCAAGAACAACAGATCAATCAAAACGATTAGCACTTGCGTTTAAGGCATTTGACAGTGAAGGTGCTGAATTGGTTGCAGTTCTTGCAAACGGTAGCGCTGAAATGCGTAAATTGTTCAAAGAATTTGAAGATCTAGGTGTTTTATTAGATAGACAAAGTATTAAACAAGTAGAAATATTAAATGATAGTATTACAGCTTTAATAGCAATAGTACAAGGTGCTGCTAATGCAGTATTAGTTAGTTTAGCACCAGCATTAAATCAAGTAGTTCAAGATTTTATTGAATTAATTAAAAATGAAGCCAAAGCAAGAGGCGGTTTTAAAGAATTTGGACAATATTTAAAAGAACAATTAGTTACCGTTGTAGCAAAATTAGTTAGAACCTTTGTTGCTCTTTATAATGTATTGGTTAAAATTGGTAGAATTGTTGTTGACTTAGCAAAACAATTTGGTTTATTCAAAACAGAAGCAGATGATATAAAAACAGCAATTGGTATATTAGAAGATTTAGATGTAGGTCCAATAATGAATTTTGGTCCATTAGTTTTAGATTTATTAAAATTTAAAACAGTTGGTGAAGATGTTAGAAAAATATTAGAAGATGTATTAGGACCTGCAGGGTTAATTGTTGATGATTCAGAAAGATTAGCAGCTATAGCTAGATTAAAAGCTAGATTAGAAGCATTAGGTGATGAAGGATTTTTAACTTTTAAAGAAATAGATGATGAAACATTAAACAATTTACTCAACGGTATTATGAAATTGGCAGAACCAAGTAAAGAAGCAGCAAAAGCAGTTGAAGAAGTTATTGTAACTGCACCAGCCAAGCTTGGATTATTAACTCAAGCAATGCAATCAATATTTGGTGAACAAAGAACTACTGAATTTTGGATTAATTGGATGAGTGAAGGCGAAGGTGCAATGAAAAAAATGCAAGCTATTGCTCAACTTATATTAGGTGAACAATTATTTGAAAATCTTAAAAAAGGTATAGAAGCTGCTGGTCTTGGTGATGCTATAAAAACGCTAAGTGAAGGATTAGTTTCAGCAGTTGGTAAATTTGAAGATGCTTTAGCCGATGCAGTTATTACAGGTAAAGCAGACTTTGATGACTTAGCTAATCATTTAAAACAGGTATTAGCAAAAGCATTAATACAACAGTTTTTCACAGGTCCAATATTGGGATTATTTGGTTTAGGTCCAATGGCAGGTAGAGCAAAAGGTGGACCAGTAAGCGCTGGAACACCATATATTGTTGGTGAAGAAGGTCCTGAATTATTTGTGCCAAATGCTAGCGGCACAATTATACCAAATGGAAAAGGTAACCAAATGGGCCAAATGGGTCAAGCAACTCAAGTCATTTACAATATAAATGCCATTGATTCCGCCAGCTTTGAGGCGCGCCTTGCGCAAAATCCCGAATACCTTTATAATTTAACGCAAGTAGGCGCTAGGAGGCAACCAGCATAATGAGTATACAAACAATTATAGATAATGCTACGTTTATTACTTTTAATACACAAAGATTAGCAGCACAAAGTTTTAGTAGAAGTGGTAGATTACTCACTGCTGAAAGAACTAGTGCAGTGCCATATAAATTAGATATTGGCATACATGATGGATTAACTTATAGCACAAATAGAGCTATATTACAAACATTGGATAATCTAGATATTACAGAAGAAGAAAACGTTGATATAGGTTCAACAAACGCAGGATTAAGCTATTTAACTGCTTATCAAGGCGATATCAGTGCAGCACAAATCCTAAATATAACAGTTACAAGTGCAAGTGCAAGCAATATAGTGTTAGATACAACTTCAGCAACAGGTTCAGGCACTGCATTTAAGAAAGGTGATTTTATTCAATTAGATACCGGTTATAGATATCCTTATCAAGTGACTGCTGATGTTGCTTGGAATGCAAGTTCAATTACCGTGCCAATACACCGACCTTTTATACCACAAGATAGTTACACTGTGGCAGGTAAAGGCATATTGGTAGGTAGTGATGTGACTTGGAATGTTAAAATGTTAAACAAACCAAATTATACCGTTATGCCATATGACAGAATTCAATTTAGTGATAGATTTGAACTAATAGAAAATATAAGAAAAGAGGACGCTTAATGGCAACTACTATAGCACCAGTAACCGCTAACAATATCAAACATTGTGTATTAATAGATTTAAATCTAGATAGCAATGTGTATTATCTAAGTGGTGCATATAAAACTATTACATATAATTCAAACAATTATACTGAATTAGGCAGTTTTTTGCAAATTGAAAGTATAGCAGAAGACATCAAAACAACTAATGGTGATGTATCAATCAGTTTAAGTGGTATACCTAGCGAAGCAGATTATATGAATCAAGTTTTAACAACACCAATTAAAGGTGGTGAAGTAACGGTTTATAGAGCATTTTTTGGTGTTGATTACACAGTAGATAGTGCTAATATATTTCAAAGATTCAAAGGTATAATCACAAACTTTGCAATTACAGAAAACTATGATGCACAAGCTAAAAGAAATACAAATAGTATAACAGTGACTTGTGCAAGTATTAATACAATATTAGAAAATAGAATAACAGGACAAAGAACAAATCCAACTGATAGACAAAAGTTTTATCCTACTGACCAAACATTTAATAGAGTGCCTGATTTACACAATGTTAATTTTGACTTTGGTAGAGAATACACAGGTGGCACCGGTTATGGCGGTGGTGCTGGAGGCGGTGGCAGACCAGGTGATTTTACTCTAGGTAGAAACTTTCAATTTAGATAATATGATAAGAAGAGCAAACATACAGGATTATGATGCAATAATGGAAATGATGATTAATTTTGCCAATTCGTCACCTTATAGTCCATTACAAAATCCTGAATATAATGACATTTACGTTAGAAGATTATTAGATAATTTTCAACGTAGCGGTATTATATTATTAGCTGAAAAAGATAATAAACCGGTAGGTATGTTAATAGCATCAATACAAGGCGATGCTTGGTTACCACATGTTTTAACAATGAAAGAAATTGCATGGTGGGTAGAACCAGAATATAGAATGACAACATTAGGATATAGATTACTCAAAGAATATGTCGAAATAGGTAAAAATTTAGTAGAACAAAATGAAATAAGTGGTTTTACACTCACCAATATGGAACAATCACCAGATTTTGACTTAGAAAAAAGAGGATGGCGTCCAATAGAAACAAATTATGTATATGAGGGTGTGTAGATGGCAGTTTTTACAAAAATAGCAACCTATATTGTAGGAGCATTTATAGCAGGTGGTCAAGCAGCTGCTTTAGCAGCTGTTGGAACATTAACAGCAACTGGTTTAGCAGTCAGTATTGTAGCAGGCGGATTAGCAATAGCAACAGGTAGAGCATTAGGCGTATTTAAACCACCTAAAATAGAACAAGGTAAAGATCCAGGTGTTAAAATTCAATTACCACCCGCAACAGATAATAAAATACCCGTTCTTTATGGTAGTGTATTTACAGGTGGTATTATAGTTGATGCCGGTATTAAGAATCAAAATAACACAATGGTATATGTGATGTGTATCAGTGAAAAAACTGACAGTGGCACATTCAGCGTTCAAAATATTTATAGAGACGACCAAACACTTAATTTTGGCACAGGAGCAAATGCTCACGTGGTTCAAAGTGTTACAGATCCTAATGCTACTGCATCAAATAGAATAGCAGGCAAAATGCGTTGTAGAGTATATGCTGGAGGAACAGCAAGTGGTAATCAAATATTTCCAACAGGTGTAGGTGTTACACCCGTAGCAGCAACAACACTATTACCCACAATTACCGCAAGCACAAGTTATCAAGACTTGGTATATGCTGTTTTTGAGGTTGATTATGATCCAGAAAACAATTTAGTTGGTTTAGGTGCTATTAACTTTAAAATGACCAATAGTTTAAATGAACCAAGTAATGTGATGTTAGATTATTTGCGTTCAGATAGATATGGTGCAAAACTATCAAATGCTGATTTAGATTTAGCAAGTTTTGATAGTTTATATGATTATAGCACTGCACAAGTTGATTATATAACAACTGGTAATGTTACACAACAACATGATAGATGGAAGATTGATGGTATGCTAAGTACCTATCAAACCAATAAAACCAACATAGACGAGCTCTGTATGAGCTGTGCGACGTATTTTACATACAATCCTAAACAAGGCAAATTTGCAGTTATTCCTAACCGAGAAGCTACTGCAGGTGAAAAAGCAAATGCTTTTGTGTTTAATGATGAAAACATTATTGGTAAAATTGATATAACTTCAACTGAACTATACAGTTTATATAATGGTATAGAAGCAGAATATCCTAGCTTTGAAAAGAAAGATCAAACCAATATAGTAATAGTTAGCACACCTAGCGGTGATAGAAACACAAATGAACCTGATAATGTATTGAATGCTAGATTTAATTTAGTAAATGATAAATCACGTGTAGAAAATTTAGCCAATATTGATTTACGTCAAAGTAGATTTAGCACAGTATTAACATTTGATGCTGATTATAGTGCTATTCAAGTTGATGTAGGTGATGTTGTAAAAGTAACAAGCAGTCTATATGGATTTAGTGAAAAGCTATTTAGATGTATGCGTGTTACAGAAAAAGAAAGTAATGACGCAATGTTAATGGTTAATGTTATATTATTAGAATATGATGATACCATATATACACATAACACTGTTCAATCAGATGGTGCTGTGGGACTAAGCGGTATTCCAGGATGGTGGGGTGGCATTGTTGGTAATGCAAATGTCACAATACCGGGCAATGTGATTGTGACCGATCCTGTAAATGCAAATGCCAATGTGGTTGATCCAGGAACTGGTAATATAGTAGGTAATATAGATTATGGTAACATAGATTGGGCAAATATCAATTTAGATGGTATCACAACCAAACCAGATGTGCCAATCACAAACATACCTGTAACAACACCTAATACACCAGGTATTGAAAATATGGTAATAGATATGGGTAGCGAAGGCGGAGGTTATTCAGGTGTAGCACCTTATAGAATACCACCACCAGATGGTTCAAAATATTATGAACCAAATGCCAATTACA